GTTTACCAGATTGTCCTGGCCTTCCTCGACTGGATCCGAGCAACACCACCAAACGACATCCAACATGGAAAAGCACCCGAAGATCTCAAAGCCGACCTGGCTGGCCGTGTTGCTGACCTGCCTGGGCTGCCAGACCAAGGTGGTGATGGTCCCGCACGGTGACCCGGTAATGCTGGCGAAGCCTACCAAGGCCAGCGTCTATGCTTTTGATGCGAACAAGAAGCTGGTGGGGCCGTCCAAGGTGACGCTTCCTGCCGGCTGGTACGTCCTGCCCAAGAACTGATATGGCCCAGCAAATCATCAACATCGGCACCATCGCCAACGACAACACCGGGGACACCCTCCGCGGCGCCGGGCAGAAGATTAACGACAACTTCATTGAGATCTACGGCGCCCTGCCTCTGACCGCCCCGACCACCTGGGTGCCTACGCTGACCGATTCCGGCGGTGGTCGCACCTTTGCGATCACGGTCAACATGGCGCGACACACCGCCATTGGATTTATTGAGACCTTCACGGTCGACCTGACAATTAACTCGGTGAGCGGTGCAGCCACCGGCGATCTCCGACTGAGCCTGCCGGATCCGGTCACCTACGACGCCGCCCTGGCCATCTGGCTCGACAACGCCACCACCCAGGCTAAGACCGCGGTGATCGGAAAGGCTGTGGGTGGCACGTCCTACGCAGCGCTGTATCACTACGACAACGGCGACTCGACCAGCCTGGCCGGGCAACTGCAGGCAACCAGCCGCATCGTAATCTCCGGCACCTACTTCACAGCCTAATGACCATCATCGGCTCCAGTCTCCAGCAGGGCATGACGGTGCTCCAGCAGATGCTGGGGGCGCCGATGTTCATCTGGGAAGGCTCGTCGATCCGGTGCATCCCGGCCATGGTCACCGATGCCAACACCCCGGTGCCCGGTGGGTTCCAGGACAACGTGGCATCCCGGATCCTGGTCAAGTTCAGCGACTGGAAGACCTGGGACAGCACCCTGGTCACGATGGACACCACGCTGTACACCCTCGACCAGGGCACCGAGTTCTCCCGGCTTCTCAAGGAGGACGGCTATTATCTGCTCCAGGAGAACACCGACCGCATCGCCCTAACCTTCTGCAAGCCCCGCCCGGTGGTCGGCCGCACGCTGGCCTACCAGGGACGCACCCTGCGGATCCTGTCCTGCCGGGTGGATGCCTCCGGCGCCTACTACAGCCTCGAACTAGGAGCCAAGACCCGGTGAGACCTGTCGTAAACATGACGGTCGACAGCAGCAAGTTCGACGCTGCAATGAAGGCCTACCTGCTGCAGACGAGCCGCGACCTTCACAAGGCAGTCAACTCCCGGTTCTTTTACCTGATGGTCCGGCTGTTCGTCCTGGTGCCGCCTAAGAGCCCAGGCCAAGAACGGCGCCGGATCTCCGACTACCTCGGCACGCCGCTGGGAAACATTAATCGGAAGTCCAAAAAGACCGGCAAACGCATCGGCAAGTCCCGCCTGCTTCGCCGGGTGCATCTGATCGCCCAGTCGAAGGAAGCCAAAGCCGGCCGCCGCGGCCTGTACGGCGAGGAGATGAAGGCAGCAGCCTCGGCTCTGATGCGGAAGGCCATCGGCTCAGTCGGTTATCTCCGCTCCGGTGTGGTGAAGATCATCCGGATCTACAACAAGGGCTTCACTCAGTTCCAGAGCCCGAAATGGAAGCCTCTATCGAAGCCTGCAGGCTACAAGGCGCCCAAGAAGACCAACGCCGCCCTGGTCTCATTGGCCAATCAGTACGGACTACCAGAGGAGAATGTGGCCGTGCACAAGGGCACCAAGGCCCGAGGCATCCAGGCCACACCAGGCTTCAACCCGACAGCCTCGGTGGTCATGACTGCCGGCGTGGCTGATAACCAGTACAACCGGGTGGCCATGATCTACAACCAGGCCATGCAGAAGGCCATGGACGACGAGCTGGCCGAGCTGACCAACCACATGACCGAGGCCATGCTGCAAAACGGCAAGGTGCTCGAAGATAACGGAATCGCCATCAAATGAACGCCGTCGCCCTAAGAGCAGAGAAGGCTGTGGCCGACTACCTGGCAGCCGCCGACTGGTCGGCCTCCGGCGCCGGCACGCCCACCTGCCTGACATCCTACAGCCGCGGCCTGTACGACGACCCGGATGAGCAGGACGTCATGCCCAACTTCCCGCGCCTGGTGGTCTCGACCAACTCCGCGCGGCCGGTTCAACGCACCGACCTGACCTGCGAGCTGGAGATCGCCGTCGAGCTGCAACTCTCGGCAGACGACACCGACGAGGCCGATGTCCTGACCACCGTGCAGGTGCTCGACAATCGGATCCTGCCGCTCTTTGACGACGCCGGGGCCTCTGCCCTGGATGCGCCATCAAACGACGCCAGCGGCCCGTTTACAGCGCAATTCGCAGCCCCTCTGGACTTTGGGGCATCCTCAATCTCTAATCGGTCCAGGACGTTCACCAGGACCTTCACCCTTTACTGCAGCGCAACCATCTAACCCCAGACAACCATGGCTAATTCACAAGGACTTGCTTACCAGTTCGGCTCACCGGCCTCGGTGACCATGTTGGACACCGACAACTCGACCCCCATATTCACCGCGTTAGCTTCAATCGAAAGTTACGACGTCACACACGAGGCCGACACCGAAGAGGTGCGGAATAGTGCCGGCGAGGTGGTCGGTCACATCGGCTACAACGAGCGGATCACGCTCAACCTGAACCTGATTCCATCTGGCGCTAATGCGGCGGCTGCCCTGGCCTTCTGCTCATTGGCTCCGGTCAATGGAACGGTTTCAATCACCGGCGCCCCGGTCATTAAAATGATGGGTGTTGCCGACGTGTTGAACACCGGCCGGTTCATCTATGCCGGCGGCGGTTCGGTCAAGATGACCCAAACCGGCAAGGCTATGGTCTCGATCACGGTCAAGAAATACAAGAATCTGACCACCGGCGCCGCCATTGCCCTGAACGTGTGACCAGCCTCGCCGACATTCTAACCGCTACGTCGAAGCCTTGTCCGATTGTGATGGGGCTGCGGCTGGTGCCGTTTAGCGTCGGCCATGCTTTGCTGCTGCATCGGATGGGTTCACCATTCGTCTGTGGTGGTAGCCAGTCTGCTCAGGATCTGGTCGAGGTGGCTGTTGTTTGCAGTCAGCCGATCTATGAATCGGTCAAGACCATGCGCTCCTGGCTGCGGTGGTTGCCCCTGCGGATCATGCGCCAGAAGGTCAAGAAGGCCGACCTGATCCAAGAATGCCGATCAGTTCAGGAATGGATCGCCAACCAATCAGACTGCCCGGAGGTGTTGCGCCGTCCTGGATCTGGCCAGCGTGCGGCAACCATGCCTTGGCCGGAACGGATCCTGGTCGGCCTGGTCAACATCGGCTTCGACGAGATCACGGTGATCAATATGCCTGTCATTGATGCAGAAAGGCTGTTCCTAACGCACGCCGAGATGAACGGCCAGGTCGAGCTGTGGAGCAATGAGCAGGATGCCCTCTGGCGCTACGCTCAAGAACACCAGACAATCAGGAACTGATATGGCCATCTTCTCACTCATTGCAAAGCTCGGCCTCGATGGCAGCTCATTCGAGGGCGGCCTCAAACGAGCCACCAGCATGACCGACAAATTCCGGTCGAGCGTCGGGGCTCAACTCGGTGGCGCCCTATCGGTGGCTGCCATCGGTGCCTTTGCCTCGAAGGTGATCGAGACAGCCGATGCCATTGGCGACCTGTCGGAGCAGCTCAACATCAGCACCGACGACGTGCAGCGCCTCCAGGTGCTGGCAGGCCAGACAGGCATCTCATTCGAGGCCATGGCCAAGTCGATCACCGCGGTCAGCCAAGAGCGCCTGAAGGCTATTGAAGAGGGCGGCAAAGCCCGGGAATACTTTAGAGCATTAGGATTAGATGTTTCAGAACTCAACAAGAACAGTGTTTCAAATATTGAGATCATCAGAAGGATGGCTGAATCTCATGAAAACGCCGGCAAAAGTGCTCAAACACAAGCAGCCTTGATTGGTATTCTTGGAGAAAAAGCATTTAAGGCTGCCGGTGCCATATCTAAACTATCAGAGCAAGGTGAGATTAAGCTGATAAACAAGGAGGAAATTGATGCCATCGGGCGACTGGCGGACAGAATTGATGAATTGAAAAGGCAAGCAACAGTTGCGGCAGCCCCAGAAGTGTCTTTTCTTGAAACATACACAGAAAACCTCACCTCACTTCTTGATATTATGAACAGAGGTGGTGGACTTCCTGAATACCTTAGAAACATACAGGCCGCTGCTATTCCTGCATTATACATGAACGCAGAGGCTGACAAAAAGTTCGAGGCTTTACCTTTAGTAAACCAAGGAAGACTTGGCACCGTGGACGCCAGAGTTAAAAAAGAGATCTCAATGTTCACCGAGCCGGCCGCCCCGGGCTGGGTCAACACCATGGTCGGTCAGATCAAGATCATGACCAACGAGACCAGGGCGGTTCGAGTAAACACCGGCAGAACAGCTCAAGCTGTGCAGGAATAACATGGCAACAATTCAAGGACTACCGATTCCGTATCCTGTAGCAACTGACTACATTGAGGTCAGCCGCGCCTACGACAACAACGGCAACGGCCGGGTGGTTCAACTGGTTTTCCGGGGCGACAAAGACACCCTGCGGATCGCCTCGGCTCAATGGGTAGCCCTGGGCGCCAAATACAGCATTCGAGAGGACGGCCCCTATTCCGAAGCCACTGTCACCATCGGCGGCACCTCATTCGACCCAGGCGTTCCGATTCAAGACCAGACCGCCCCGCAGGTGGGTGAGATCGCCGACATCCGATACGAGTTTCGCACCGATTACCTCGATGTGTCGGTGTTCGCTTTGCCTGCTGTCGACAAGGAGGCTAATTCGACAGGCAACCCGAACCTTTACAAGACGGTGATTGAGACAGCCGCCAGAAACGGTGAGCTGCTTTCCCAGAGTGAGACTAACCTAGGGAATGCATCGACTTTCCCGATGGCAAACAAAGTCTGGCAGATGCTTTACCGCGGCCAGGACACATTCCCGACAGCCCGGGTCAGTCTGACCAGGATCGCAACCTTCAGCGGCAACCTGGGGCTCCCTCAAGTTCCCAACGGCATCCCTCCCGTCTACACACGGGAATCGTTCGCCACAGCCTGGAATCTTCCGTTCTCGGTGGTCTCGATGCTTCCTCCAACACCTATCGACCAAACTACCGGACAGGTCTTGGCGCCGTTTGGAACGGTTTGGGGCTGGAAGCAGACAAACTATTCGACCAGCCTGATCACCAAGACCAACCAGGTCGAACAGGTGATCGCTTGGACTTTTGCGCCCTACGACACATTGGTCTATCCATTCATCTAACCTTAACTGACACACCTCTATGGCAGACGAAATCCAAATGACCGCCCGGCTGTATGCTTCCAAGAACGGAGCCTACCTGCCGTCAGTAACTTACACCAAGAGTGCCACCATGGTCGGAACCGACATGGGCTCTCAGACTCAGGTGATCGGCCTGACCGTCGAGGCTCTCGACGTGCCGGTCGATGTCACCAGCCCCTACAAGTTACTGATCAGCAACCTGGATAATACCAACTACGTCGAGCTGGGTTTTGTCTCCGGCACCTACACAATGCGGATCCCGGCTGGTGAGACCTTGTTGATCCCCTACGTCAGCGCCACCTTGTACCTCCTGGCCAACACCTCCGCGGTGACCATCCAGGCAACCTTCTGCGAGATTTAACCGACCAACCCTATGGCAAACGAAGTCGAGATGTCGGCGCGGCTGTACGCCAGCAAGGGCGGCGCCGTTATCAATTCGCAGTCTTACACCACGGTGGCGAACATGACCGGCACCGATATGGGTCAGCAGACGCAGGTGGTCGGCACTACCGACGAGGCCTTGGATCTGACTGCCGACCTGGCCACACCCTACCGTCTGCTGATTGTGAACCTGGATCTGGTCAACCCGGTCTCCATCGGGCCTTCCTCGCCGTACTCGTTCCAAATCCCGGCCGGCCAGTTCATGCTGATCCCCTGGGTCGATGCGACGATGTACGTCAAAGCCTCAAACAGCCCGGTTAAGATCTTCGCCCAGTTCTGCGAGCTGTAAACCATGCCTTTACAACTGCCATCCAAGCTGTCGGAGCGCGGCCTGTCT